GAATTGGTATTTTTATTGATTTGAATATATCCATTTCCAAGTTTTTCTGTGCTGTTCCTCTTGCACAACTATAAATAAGATTTTGATTGTGTAATAAGTAATATCCAATGTATTTGTGTAATAAAATATTTGTCTTTGGTTTTACGGACAATCCGCTGTCATTTAAGAATATTTTATCATCAATAAATCTAACACATTCGGCTGAAAGTGCAAATCGACCAATCAATATATTGAATCCTTCACGATTAAATGTGTTTGTTGAAAACATTGCTCTTCCACTTCCATAAACAGGATATTCACCTTCAACGATGTTTTTTTTTACAATTCTTGTTCCATAATCAATATCGCAAACCTCGCCCAATGTTTTTACGACAACCATATCGTTATGTTCTTGATTTGTTTTCTTTTCTAAATATTCAGCATAGTTGAGAGAATAAGAATTCTCCACAATTTTTTCAACAGAAACTTCAACCAACAACGTTTTACTCTCTTGAACAGAGTCATAATTGTAAAAGGAAACCTTTTCTGTTTGAAGTGTTTTTGAAAACGTGTATTCTCTTCCTGTTTCTTTTTGTGTTTTGGAAATTTTGATTTTGGTTTCCAAAACATCTTTTCCTTCGCATTTTTTCACAAAATAAAACACACATGTTTTGATGGATGTGTATGTAAAAATACCTGATGGTAAATAAATTATTTCTCTCAAATCACATGTTTTCAAAAGATATTCTCTGATGGCAACCAACGTTGAGTTTGATTTTGAAAACAAATCCTTCCCATCTGGCAATACCACCGCACATTTCCCGTTTATTTTCAACATACAAACAATAGCTTGAATAAACAAGGAAACGGCATTGTCCGTTTTGATGGGAATATACTCATCTTTCATTGGACTTTGAAAATCATCATATTTCAACCCTTTGATTCCAAAGGGCGGATTGGCAAGAATATTGTCAAACTTTCGTTGAATGGGAACACGTATGCTGTCCCCACGTTCCAACTGTTCAAACATATGCCCCGATGAAATCAACATATTTGAAACTGCCAATTGATATGTGTCTGGTTCTAATTCTTTGCCATACAAACCTTCTGTTTTGATGAATTCCCAATCAGGTTGAATGTTTTTTTCCTTGGCTTGTTGTAAAATGTATTGCAAATAAGTAATCAAGAAACCGCCTGTTCCCATGGTTGGGTCTCCACACGTTTCTATTTTTCCGTCGGCATGAATTTGTGGGTCAATGAGTTTTACCATCATTTTTTTTACCAAGGGTTGGGTAAAGAACTGTCCCAATACCTTACCTGTCATAATATCTTGTATAACTTCTTCATAAGCATTTCCCAAAACATCACAGTCTGTATTTGACAAATCCACTGATTGTAATTTATCAATTAGTTTTTTATAGGTTGTTTGGTGTTGAATGTCAAAACCTTTGTCTTTTAAGAAAATGTTTTTTGTGGATGGATGAACAGACAATATGTCGTCCCATAAGCATTTTAGTTTGGTCGTTAGATTGTCCTCCTTATCTTGAGACAAAACACTAAATCGTGCAATTTCCAGCAACTTTTTTTTTATATTTTCTTGAGCCAAAGAGTCTTCCAAATAACTAAAATCATATTTGTAATTGTCAATGTCAATCTCACCGCCAAAATGGGGTTCAATTAATTTTAAAATCAACAAATATGACAAATTTCTCAATGCCTTTTCGCCAGTTAAACCATCATTGTCTCTCAAAATATTCAAACAATTTTTAAAAACAGCGATTAATGTGGATTTTGTGGATGCCATTCTACTTGTATTTGATTATTTTCTTTATGTCAAAACAACTTCAATTTTTATTTTTTTCAATAAAAAATGTTTTTTTAATCAAAATGAATAAACATATTAAAATGTTTGTCTGTTTCGTTTTCTGTTTGGCGAAACATCCATAATTTCTCTCAAATCTTTGACACCATAGAATTCCACCCACAATTCATTCGGTGGAAAATTTCCATCTTTCTCACACATTCGTTGGCAGACACGAGACAAATCCAATCCGTCGCCTTTTATCGTCGGTTCATCTCTCAAAATTTGTGCCGCCCTCGTCTTGCATGTTTCCAAATCATAATAGCGTGATTTGTCAATTCCCCAATAATCTGTCCAGCCCTTGAATTGTCCTTGAAACGCCGTTTCGGGATCTCTTGTGAGTCGGCTGTCCTTTTCACACAATAGGTCGTATTCTTCTCGGGAACGAATGTTTTTGTCTGCAATGATTTTTTTCGCTTGTTGAAACGTAGTTCCACTCGCCTTTTGCCCCTGTAAATATTGCAAATAATCAAACATTTTTGTTTTGACCAATTCCATTCCGCCATATTCAGGGGCGTCTTCTTTTCCGTTAGTATAATGCCCGTGTCCACGTCTTTTGTCTTTGAATACAATTTTGTCAAATGCAATTCCCACGTCGTTCATCAAATACATTAATGTTTGGGCGATTGGTTTATACGAGTCATCCACCATAGTAGTGTCGGCATTATCATCGACCGAAATGGGCAACACAACTACCAATTCCTTGTTCAAATTGCCGCCATGTTCTCCCAACTGGTCGGGTCGCATCCCTCTGCCAATGCACTGTATGATGTCTTGGAATGAAAATTTGGGGTCGCTGAAACAAATGTAATCCAACAACCTAAAATCATAGCCCATGCTGTATTTGGCGACCACATAGCCAATGCAACCCGACCCATTCGGGGGAGACTGTTCATAAGAGCGAATGTTTCTATAGTGATAGTTCAATGCGATGTCCTTCATTCTTGGGTCGGTGAAATCGTCGCCCACGAGTAAAAAGGGTTGGATTGTCGTTTTTCCTGCGTCAAACAGCAATTGGTGTTCCCAAAAGAAATCGAATGCGGTTTGTTGTCTCTTGTGAAAACTCATCCCAAACCGTTTGCTTTTTTCCGCAAAATCCAATAACAAGGACGAAATCTTATCGATATTTTGTTTTTCTTCCGCAAAAATATAGGGTTGAATGTTTGCCAACCAGTTCAACACAATGAGTTCCTTGACTTTGATGGGCGAATACAATTCGCCGAACGCATCCACGTTTGCCTTCACCAAATCACGGTCGGGGGATGCGGACGTGAACAACCGCTGTGCAATATGGGTTTTGTCGTTTAACCAAAACTGTGTTTTTTCGCAATGAATACGTTCAAGTTCAACACATTTTTCAACACCATAGTGTGCTTCGTCAAACCAGACGAAAATGTTGGTTTGGTTGTGTTCCAGCAATTTTGCATGAACTTCATCCATGGATTGGATGCAACACACCATTACTTTTTTGCCAGACCGTCTCAAAAATGAGTCAATGCCCTTTACCCCACTGCCACTGGAATAGTTGAAAACGGCGGGTTTGTGTTTCAACAAACTCAAATACCGTTCTCCGATGTTTTGTTCGTTGATGGCTTTTCTCGGCGAAAGGATGAGAAACAAATCGGTTTTTTCTTCAAATTCACAAAAAACACGGAACGCAATCGCCGTTTTTCCACCTCCTGTGGGCAATTCCAAATACACTCGGTCATTGATGGCGATTTGTGTTTTGCAATGTTGAATGGCGACGGTTTGATATTCTCTCTCGTGCCATTCGTATTGTTCTTGTTGCGAAACGACCTCTTCTTCTCTCAACTCTTCGTCTCGTTGTTGGATGCATTGTCGAATGGAATGAACCCATTTTTTGTTTTTCAGTTTTTGAATGGATTTCTTGACACGATAGTGCCGTTCGGTATTGTCAATTTCCTTTTTTAACAAACATCTGTATTTGAAGCCCATTTTTTGCAAAAAGGGTTCAATCAATTCTTCAATTTTTACATCGTAAAACTCCGTGCCACCATTTCCTTCAAAGTGGTAGGAACGAAATTTATGTTGCAAGAGTCTTTCGATTTGCTGCGACATTCCCACTGTATCAAATTCAAACACCATTGCAAAACACCCCCGCATAGGATGATAGGTGGTATAGTTGTCCAGCCGAAAAACATAATTGGCGGTTTGCCCCAGTTTGCAAACATTATACACATAATAGGCGACGTTTTTGTATATATAAACGTATCCTTTTTCTTGTGTTCGTAGGGTTGAGTGTGTGGTCATTTTTGTGTGGGTTGAGTTTCATGTCATTATATAATCAATTTTTTACACACCTATTGTGTTAAACGATGCACTCATTTTTTGTGGGCGATGTAATCTCTTTTCACAATACGGTTCATAAAAAAATAGGGTTATGTGTGCAACAAGACACTATAGTGTTGGTTTGTGGGGGGGGTGTCTATTTCAATACATATTGTGATGATTGAAATATGTTTGGGTTTTGAGACAAATAGTACGAACAGATTTTGTCTTGGTTTTGTTCCAGTATTTCTATTGCTTGGCCGTTCGTGTTAAGAGACAAATAATCCCAATCAATTTTGTCCAAATTGTCCTTCAGCATTTTTATTGCATGATTATTTGAATTTTGAGACAAACAACGCCAATCGATTTTTTCTGGATTTTGTTTCAACATTTCTATTGCATGATCATTTGAATTTTGAGACAAACAACGCCAATGAATTTTTTCTGGATTTTGTTTCAACATTTCTATTGCTTGGTCGTTTGAATTTTGAGACAAATAATCCCAATCAATTTTGGTTGGATTGGCCTTGAGTAGAGCCAATGCTTCATCATGAGTATTGGAAGACAAACCGTCCCAATCCAATTTTTCTGGGTCAATCCAGTTCAACAACATTCTATAGTGTATTCAAAAAACAATAAAACCGGATTCAATTTTTATTGTTGGTTGTTGTCTATTTTAACCTCTTATTGTTGAAATAGAATCGGGTTTCGAGAGAAAGCAACCCAATTGATTTTTTCTTGATTTTGTTCGAGTAATTCCAAGACTTGAATATTGGTATTGGAAGACAAACAATCCCAATCGACCTTGTCTGGATTGGCTTTCAACAAAGCCAAGGCTTGGTCATTTGAATTATAAGAAAACAAACCCCAATTGATTTTTTCTGGATTGGCAATAAGCATCTCTAATGCTTGGTCATTTGAATTATAAGAAAACAAACCCCAATTGATTTTTTCTGGATTGGCAATAAGCATCTCTAATGCTTGGTCATTCGTATTCATTGACAACCAACCCCAATCAATTTCGTTTGGATTGGCCTTGAGTAGAGCCAATGCTTGGTCGTTTGCATTTTGAGACAATCTTGCCCAATCCATTTCGTTTGGATTGGCCTTGAGTAGAGCCAAGGCTTGGTCGTTTGGATTCAAAGACAAACACTGCCAATATATTTTGTTTGGTTTTTGTTTCAACATTTTTAATGCTTGGTCGTTTGAATTCATTGACAAATAAATCCAATTGATCCAATTTGGGTTTTTTTTCATTGCATTTAACAACAGTTCCAAGGCTTGGTCGTTTGTGTTTGCGGATAATTTATCCCAATTTATCCTGTTTGGGTCGTTTTTTATTAATTTCAAGGCTTCATCATGAGGGTTGCCAGATAATTCATTCCAATCCAATTTTTCGTGGTCAATCCAAGGCAACAACATTCTATGATGTCTTTAAAACAATAAAAAACGGATTCAATTTTTGTTGGTTAACAAAAAAACATGAAAAAAAGGGTTTCTTTTTTTAATTACATCATACAAACAGGTTGTCATAACAAAATTACGCAGTAATATTTTTCTTATACAGTTTTACGAAACAGCGGCTTTCAATGTGTCCCATTTCCTTGCAAAAGGTGCATCGCTGACTGCCCAATACAGGACAGAACTTCTTGATGTGTCCCATCTGGTGGCAGTATCGGCAATTCTCCTCGTCCTGATATGTGTCGGGGCAACGGGTGGTCGTGTGTCCTTTCTTGTTGCATCGTTGGCAAACCGTGTTCAAAAGAACAGGGCAAATGACGGGACTGGTTGCGTCCAAGGTTTCACGGAAATTGTGTTCAACACTCATGCAATACACGCAAAAGGGTTGAACGAAAGTGAAGGTTTCACTTGCGTTAGTAGAGGTGTTAGTGGCGGACATTTCTATGGTGTTGGGTGATTCTTGTTGTTTTTGGTGCAGAACCTTTTTCTGGAAAAAAAATTTCAATTTTTTTCGTGGGGCACTTTTCTCTCGAATCACTTACCATACGCCTCGTTTCATTTCGTCCCCATAAATACATAAACGCATCACGATACTTCATAATAGATGATGGACCATGGTGAATGCATTTTACATTGGAAATTTGAAAAAAATGAAAATGGTGATGAAATAGTCAAACAAACAGATACGGACGGAATTACATACCATTTGAAAAATAAAGAAGAGGGCAAATATTATGAAATACAAGAAGATACATTGCAAAACTATAACATTTCATTTGAAGTGAAAATAGAAAAAACCTTGAAAGAAAATGATTTCACAAATCAATTGACAAAAACGCAAAAAAAACAATTGACCGAAATTTTTGAAAATAGGGTTTTTTCTTCCTTTCCTTCCTGTTCGCATTTTCCGCCATACAAAATAGAGGAGATTGTTGCCTTTGAAATTGAGTATGGTGTTGAGCTTCCGTTGGAATTAAAATGTTATTTAACATGTGTATCCTCGGGTATTTACAAGGATCATTTGTATTATCAACAGGTTTTATTGAAAAAATACAATGAATTGGGCGATTTGTCAGTTCGAATGATGCCAACCATTCAAAAAGACACCGACTATTATCTCGATAAATGCGAATGTGAGGAGAATGAATGTGTATGTAATTTGGACAATCAAACCCAGACTTTTACGTTGCGACACATTGGTTGTGGATATACAAATCTATTGATTATCGATAAGAGTGAATTCAATGGTCAAGTTTGGGAAGAAAAATTTGATGGAGGCGGAACATTTCATAAAACACACAATTCATTTTTTGAATATGTTTTGGATTTTGATTGATATAAATCACTTCAGTGTGTAGGGTCTTCCAACAGACTCAAATGTGTAATAAAAACCATAGTCTGAGAACCCGTAAAAATCAAACACGAAACAGGTATTTTCATTTTTTTCTTTGTAAAATTCGAATGTCTGTTGAAAACCCTCGAATGACGGAAAAGTATCTTTCAAATTTTCTTCATAAAGTGCATAGAATTTTTCATCAGCAGTCAAAACAAACAAAAAATCAATGTTGGGGCGAAAGGTTGGAGGAAATGGAAAACAAAATTGTGTGGTCATGATGGTTGTCATGTTTAAAGTTCTTCCATGAAAAAGATGCCGAAACCATTTGTCCCCTGAACAATGAGCAACTTCATCCAACCGACCTTTATCTAAAAAAATGTCATCCAACACCAGAGTGTAATTTTCAATTCGTTTTTTATATTGTTCTCCTGCAAATGATCTGTAAATTTCACGGCAATCACGAAGAATACCACCTATAATTTCGGTGTCATATTTGTCGTGTATGATTGCGTCATCTATTTCGTCGTATGAATTGGTGGGAGGAGTTATGACGACCACACGTTTCGACAAATTATTTTTCAGTTTGTAATCGATGAAGTGCTTGGCCAAACGGGTTTTTCCGCTGTTTGAACCACCATAAACGCAATACACACTGGCTTTATTGAGGCTCTTTGAAAGATTAATTTTTTTTAATTCAATGTTCATTTATATTTTATGGTTTTGTATTTATATTTTTTCATTTGACACCGAATCAAAAAAAAGCAAACTCTTTATAAAAATTGAACAATATAAATAAGAACCAATATACAACAACATACAATGAGCGAATGGAAAAACAAAACACGTCAAGAATTGATGGTTTTGTGCAAAGAAAACAATATTAAGGGATACAGCGGTAAAAAAAAGGAAGAAATCGTTAAATTGCTTTCACAAAAAGACGATTTACCACAAAATGAAATTGTCGAAATGGGAACCATGACCGAAATGGTGCCACAAGAATATTCATCTTCTTGTTCACCACTCAAAATGATTGATTTGTTCGCAGGAACAGGAGCATTCACCCATGCCTTTCAAAATACAGGACAGGTTGAATGCGTGTTTGCAAACGACATGGTTGCGTGGTCAAAACAAATCTATGATGCCAATCTTCATACGGGTGCAAAACACGAACTGACTTTGTGCAATTTGCACGAAATCGCCACGGATTCTGTTCCCCCTCACGATATTTTGACGGGTGGATTTCCTTGCCAGCCCTTCAGCATTGCAGGAAAACAAGAGGGATTTCAAGACGAACGCTCTAATGTATTTTGGAAAATATTGGAAATCATTGACCATTGCAAACCTCCCTTTGTAATTTTGGAAAACGTCAAAAATCTAATCTCTCATGATGACGGAAAAACATTGGAGACCATTCAGGAAAACCTGACAAAACGCAACTATCACATTCGATTGAAAGTATTGGACACATCTGTCATTACAGGAATCCCGCAACATCGTGAACGAGTCTATATTGTATGTATTCACGATACACAAAAACATATTTTTGATAAATTTACGCTTGATTTTCCCACTATACCCAAATTGTCTATCTCTTCTTTTTTGGAAGAAAATGTTGCCGATAAATATTATTATACCGATAAATCGTCCACATGGGATTTGGTAAAACAAAGTGTCATAAAAAAAGACACAGTCTACCAATACAGACGTGTTTATGTACGTGAAAACAAGAGCAATGAATGCCCCACACTAACCGCAAACATGGGGGGAGGAGGTCATAATGTCCCATTGATTTTGGACGACAAAGGAATACGCAAATTGACACCACGTGAATGTTTTCGTTTTCAGGGATTTCCATCGTCTTATGTTTTGCCCAACATATCCGACACTCAATTTTATAAATTAGCGGGGAATGCGGTTTCCGTGCCAGTGGTTGAACTTATCGCTCAACGTCTTCTGGGGTTGATTGTACAAGGGAAGGAGGAATGAGAATATCGTCAAATGTGCCTTCAAACACTTTGACACAATGTTCATCAATTTGACAATGCAATTTGTCCCACCCGATGTGGGGTCGTCTGCCTTCAGCACATTGTTCTTCTAATGTTTGTTTTTTATTGACTTTTACATTTTTGAATTCAGGTGATTCGCTTGTCAAATTCACTCGCCACAATACAAAATTGTCTTGTTTCCATTTACGTAAATCCAAACAATACAACACGTCAAAATGACCAGATGGACTGAATTGCATGGGTCCGTCGGATGTGAATGATTTGACTTCGGGTTGTTTGTATGCCAAAGAGCACAAATCGCCTTTTACACCCATACCTTTTCCCCAACAACAAGACGGGTCATTGTCATAATTTCTTATAATGAATTTTGCCATATTTTCGGTCATGTCCTCGGGTGGGTTTGGTAATCGAATACGTGCACCCGTTTTAACAATCAAAGCACATACATTATAGTGATTCTGTTGGAAAAATGCGAAACTATCCCGTAAACAGTCAGCAGGGTATTTGTCATTTTGAAGTATATATGACGACATTTCTCTATAGTGCAATAAAAAACAGACCCATTATTTATTCAATTTTTTGTTTATCAAACAATTTCTCTCAAAACTGCTTCCACCTGTGCATACAGTGCATCCAATGAGCCATCATTCACTATAGTGTATTGTGTCTTCAAGTCCGCCGTTTCGCTGGAATGTGTATCTTCAGTCGAAGCCAATTGCGTGCGAAACACGGTTAAACTGATGCCGCCCATTTCGTGAATGAAATCCAGTTCGTTTTCAAACCTGACGTCTGTAATGACAAACTTAGCGTCGGGATTTTTCGCCCATTCGTCCATCATTTTTTTTTTTGCAACAATGACCCAAAAATTGGATTCCACATGGGGAATCAATTGGGGCATTGTGTTGCGAAACATTTCTGTGCCGACGAATTGGAGGACTTGGCGGGGCGATACTTTCCAAAAGGGGTCGATTTCCTCTTTTTGGGAGCCGTTCAACTGTTCTTCCGTGAATCCAAACGAATGACGCATCATTTCTTTGATGGCATCCGCAAACGCGATGCGGACGTATCCGTGTTTGCGACACAAATAATTCCCCGCCGTATCTTTGCCGTGTTGCTTTTTGCCCGCAATGCCGATAAGTTTGGGTAGATTCATTCTATAATGTGTTGCACTATAGAATGTATTTATATTTCTTTCAATTTTTGTTGGGATCCGTAAGCAAACCAATAAAAAAGTTGTTTCAGTGTTTTTTTATCCAATGTAAAGTCCATATTCTTTCACAAATTCAATCATGTTTCGTGTTCCCATAGAATGATTGCATGCTGCACAAATCGGTCGCAAATTACCGATTTCATGCGTTCCACCACATGCTTCTGCAATAACGTGTCCCACATGAAAATTGGTATTTTGAATGGTTACTTGTTTGCAACATAAACATTTATGGGAACTCATTGATTCTCCAAGGTAGCGATTCCATACCAAAACTTTTATGTTTTTGGGTATAGTTTGTTTTTTGTATTTGGTTGTTTCTTTTTCTTTTTCTTCCACAATAGCAACAATCGGTTCAGCAACAACAGAAATAGGTTCAGCAATGATTGGCATAGGTTCAGCAACAATTTTTGTTTCTTGTTCTTCTGTTTTTTTTGGTTGTGTTTTTTTAGATGGTTTAGGTTTTTTTTCTTCAACTGAAGTTTTTGTCTCTTTTGTTTTTACAATAAAATCAAGACAACCAACATTGATGAATGTATTTTGGTTCATGTTGTAATTCATTAAAGCAACAATAAGTTCTTGTTTTTTTAGTCCAGTGAATTTAACACAATAGTGTTTGGCTATTTCTTGCAACTGCTCTTTTGTGAATGAAATCATTTTTTCTGGATGAGAAGATGCCAAAGCATCCAACACCATAGAAATTATTTCATCTTTTTCTTCTGTTGATTTTATTTTTATTTTATTGTTTTTACATTTTTCTCTCAACATTTCTAACGGTTGAGAGAAAAGCATGGTTCTGTAATTGTTTGCAAATACAGAAATCATATCTGACGATTCTGTTGCAGTTTCTTTAATCAATGAAACCTCGTCGGTTTGAACACAATCTGTTGTTTCCTTTGGAATTTCAATCGGAACTGTTTTTTTATTCATTTCTTCAATCATTTGTTTATTCATTTCTTCCATGTGAGCCAATAATGTTTGTCTTGGTTTTGCCATCATATATTGCATCATTGGGTCTGTCATTGTTTGCCTTTCTTGTGTATGTCCTCAGCAAATCAATTTTTTGGGTTGCACCCTTATTGCAGTATCAAACACCATGTTTCGTTTGTTTGAATTGATTCCACGAAATCTGTTTCCCCTCAATCTTGGGCGACAGCGGGTTCTCCTTGTCCAAATTATCACCCCTGCGAATGGCACTGTCCAAATACAATTCCTTCAAGATTTTTCCCACAATGACCGAACCTTCGTGTTGGTCGACCTGTCCGTCTTCAATCATTTTCAAGACTTGCAAGAATTTTTGCATGATTTTCAAATTGATTTCATCCTTCAGCAGTTTTTTGAAAATATCCATATAGTTTTTGAACAAGAAGGAACACTGGGTTTCGCACAATTCGGCAAACTGCTCAGGCTGACTGTATCGCATCGACGTGTGTTGCATTTTCAGGCGTTCCATGGTTTCAATGTCGGCGAACAATAGAAGACTGTGTTTGACCTGTCTAATGTGCGCGGTGTTGTCCACGGTTTCCATTTCATCCACCAATTTTTTCAAATTTAAACGTTCGTTGTTGTCCATTTTAGATTCCATTCTTTGATTTTTTATTCAGGAAATCTTTATGTTGTTTGAACAACGTTTGAGAAAAAAAAGTTGTTTGTTTAATTTTACAATACACTATTAAAAATTATAGCGAAATGTTTTTCTCTCAATACCATTATCCTTATCAAATTCTGGAAGTTTCTGTTCAATGGTTATTTCAACGGGTTCATCCAAGAGTTTTGCGAGTTTTTTTATTTGTGCAATGATGTATGTTGCTGGAATGCCACGGACTGATATATCAGCACCCCCCTTATCCCCATGATATTTGTAGCATTTTTCTCCACATTTTCCCATTTTGACACTTGACAATTTATTTTTACGTATTGTTTCTTTGTCTAATTTTGATGCCAAAAATAATTCTGTTAATAAAATTACACGTGCTTTTATTATATCCAAACAATCATTGTTTTTTTTTTTATGTTCTTCACCATTTACTTTAAAACTTATTATTGTTGCATGTTCAAACTTTTTGTTGGTTATGTCGTCCGCATCTATAATTTTTTTGTGTAAAACTAACTTACCTGACAACATTTCTGTTTCGGGTGGGTCATTATATTTGTCTGGGTCAAGTTCATCTGTTCCGTAAATAATTTTACCGTTTTCTAATGTATGCTTATATATTCTTCCGCCAACTGAAGAAGACAAATCTATTTTGTTGGTTTCCAATCTTTCTTTGATTTCTTGTTGCCATTGAGAACGGGTCATCATAGTGTGTTTGGTTTCGATGGTATTCATTGTTTGCTTTTGTGGATTTATACGGTTGAAATAATGTTTTCAATTTTTCTCTCATGATGCATTTTTCTCTCGAAATGATTTCCAATCAAATAAAAAACAGGGGGTTTCGAGAGAAACACAATAACACAATTGTGATAATTTATCCAACATTCTTTAATCATTCATCATTTATAAATGCGTTATTTTTTCGTAAAATTTTGAATAAAAGGAATTAAAAAAACAATTTAGGGCAATTGCCTTGAAATTTTTTTCTTTTCAATAGTTATAGAAACATGGGAGGTGCCTCAAAATAGCATTAGGGGCGTGTCTTATCAAAAGTAAGGCAAGTTGCGATACAGTTGTATTTCACTATACCGTTAGTGTCAAATACAACCGTATCGTGGCAACACAACCAAATTGCGGGAAAACCCTCAAGGTTCAAACTACTAAACTGTTTTAGAAATATTGCAGTGGCGAATGTTAATCGCATTCGGTATAGTAAAAACGTATGAATTATAGGGCAATCCGCAGCCAAGTCCCCGCCGTTCGCCATGCAAGAACAGGGGAAAGGTTCAACGACTAAATGATTGTGGGGATGAATGATTTAGCAAATCATGATGATTCCTTAAGATATAGTCTACACCAACTCGAGAGAGTTCTGTGCCTATTTAAAAAGCACGGGGAGAATACATTGGGGAAATCCTTTGTAAGTCATACTCTGGTATAATGGTAATGCAATTAGTCGCTTATGGCGCACAAGATATCTTTTTGACCGGAACACCTGAGATTACTTTTTGGAAAGTATCATACCGAAGACACACCAACTTTGCCATGGAATCCATTGAACAGACCTTCAACGGACAGGCTGATTTTGGTCGCCGAGTTACCTGCACCATCTCCCGAAACGGAGATTTGGTGTATCGCACTTACCTGCAAGTGACTCTTCCTGAAATCAACCAGTCTATGCTTTCTGCTTCTGGAACCTACAACGACGGTGTTTATGCCCGTTGGTTGGATTTCATCGGTGAGCAGCTCATCGCACAGGTTGAAGTTGAAATTGGAGGTCAGCGAATTGACCGTCAATACGGTGATTGGATGCACATCTGGAATCAACTGACCCAGACTGCTGAACAACTCCGTGGATACTTCAAAATGATTGGAAACACCACTCAATTAACCTACATCACTGACCCCACCTTCGCCAACGTCACCGGACCCTGTGCTTCTTCGGGCGGACCTTCTCAGGTGTGCGCTCCTCGCAATGCCCTTCCTGAAACCACTCTTTACATTCCTCTGTTGTTTTGGTTCTGCCGCAACCCCGGTCTTGCCCTTCCCCTTATCGCTCTTCAATACCACGAAGTCAAAATCAACATTGATTTCCGTCCTATTGGTGAATGTCTGTGGGCCGTGAAAACCCTTCAATCTGCCTACTCTGGTGTGGTCTCTGTGTCATCCGCTTACCAACAATCTTTGGTCGCTGCTTCGCTTTACATGGACTACATCTTTTTGGACACGGATGAACGCCGCAAGATGGCACAGAATCCTCACGAATACCTCATTGAACAGCTGCAATTCACTGGTGATGAATCCGTCGGTTCATCTGCCAACAAAATCAAACTCAATCTTAACCACCCCGTGAAAGAATTGATTTGGGTTGTGCAACCTGATGCCAACGTGGATTACTGTTCATCCCTTCAGTCCAACTCGGTCTTGTACAAAACCCTCGGCGCCCAACCCTTCAACTACACCGATGCCATCGATGCCCTTCCTAACGCTGTCCACGCTTTCGGCGGACCTCAGACGACTGGTGCCAGTGGTGTTACTGTCGGTTCAGGTGCTGCCAATTTCATCAATGCCTCGGGTCTCTTCCAGATGGCAGGTGCAGGTGATATCCCCAACCTTTCGAACAACACCGAATGGAACGGAAACACCCATCCTTACCAGCCATTTGTCTCCACGAATGGTACCGTCTATGGTTCATACGTCTCTGATGCTGGAACCTTCGTTCTCTCTGAAACCGCTTTGGACATGCACTGCTGGGGTGAAAATCCTTGTGTGACTGCCAAACTTCAACTGAACGGCCAAGACCGCTTCACTGAACGTGAAGGAACTTACTTTGACGTCGCTCAACCCTATCAACACCATACCCGCAGTCCCGATACTGGCATCAACGTGTATTCGTTCTCTCTCCGCCCCGAAGAACACCAGCCTTCAGGCACTTGCAACTTCTCCCGCATTGACAATGCCGTCCTTCAACTGGTTCTCTCGTCCGCGACTGTTTCCGGAACTGCCACTGCCAAAGTGCGAGTCTATGGTGTCAATTACAACGTGCTTCGTGTGATGTCCGGCATGGCTGGCGTTGCTTACTCCAATTAAACGTGTTTTTTGGTTGTTTTTCTGTTATTATAAAATATAAAAAAATTTATATTTGATAAGTTTCGATAAGTTTTGAAACGACACTATAGTGCTGTGTAAAAAAAAGGTGAAAACCAAAAAAAATTGATTTCATTCTCTCAAACAAAAAAACTTAACCACAAACCATGACCACTACCGTAAACGATATGCTGATTTACAAAATCAAAGACTCGGTTTTGTCCTTGACACCCATTTGGACTTCGCAAGTTTTGAAATTGGTCAATATAGGAAATGAATACAACACGTTGTTGAACATTGTCATCCATAAAATCATTCAAATTGTCTTTACCGATTTCATCAATGACGAAACCATCATTGTTGCGCTTGTTTTGTTTGTGCTGTCGATTGCACTCTATTATTCTGGATTCAATGTCTATAAATATTTTCCTGTTCAAAAAAAACAGCAAATTAAGTTCAGTTATAGTCAATCCACCATAAACAACAACCTGCAAATATCCATGCCTTATTTGACGAACCAAATTCATTTGTTTTTGATTGATAAATACAAAAACAAATTATCACTGATGTATAATGGCAATGAAGGTGTAACCATCAATCCTGTTCAACAATTGGAATTGGAACATGATTTTTATTTAACGGTTGTTTATTCTGCATCCCAAGTCGATTACATTCTTGAGAGTTTTCACAAAGACATTAAAAAATGGATGGATGGCGTTTTGACCGACGATTATAAAAACCAAATCACTTTCACTGGAAATATATGTGAAGGTTCAGTATTGTGTCCTGAAACAATGATGATTTTGAATTATTTGTTGGTTCATAAATATAAGTTTTCACAATACAAAATAATTGAAAACAAACCAATAAATGACGAAAAACCCATTCAATTTTATTTGACACCCAACATTTGCAACAAACAATTGCAATACGATGTTTTCATCACTGTTTTAACGTATAACAATACGATTGTGTATGAACTCAATTCAATAACAACAGAATTGAAACCATTTTTGGAAGAATTGAAGGAAGAATACATTCATTTACTCAACAATGAATACAAATATGTTGTTGAATTGTCTTTTGATTCATTTAATTATAACGACAAGGAAAAAAATAACAATTACGTTATTATATGTTTTATTGAACATATAATAAAAAAATTCAACATACGAAATAACATATTATCCTGTACAAGTGCAGGTGCGCCCAAAGAGATTAACTATAATTTAATTACCGCAAAATATTTAAAATTAAATGATATTATTTTAGAATGTAAAGTTGAATATGTTGTGTATGAAAACAAATCAAGGGGGTTTATTTATTACACGGTAAGATCAAACACAATTGATGTGCAAAAATACATTGATGATTTGTATTCAAAACACATTGAGTCCATCCAAACTGAAAACACAAAAAACAACAATATATTTCATTTTGTTTATTCGGGAAACGGAAAATACAAAAAAACATTGTTGTCCTCCAACGAAAACGAATTGTTTGAAACCTTTGAATTTATGCAAAATGAACATGTGGAATTTTTCAAAAAAGACATTGACAAATTGAAAAACGTAGAATACTACAAAAAGACGGGATTGAAACGGAAAAAAACATACCTGTTTTATGGGACACCCGGGTGCGGAAAAACATCCACGGTCTTGGCAATGGCGTTGTATGACAAAAGACACATCATTGAAATACCTTTCACCACCATCAAAAACAACGATGAATTGGATACGATTTTAAGTATTCCGTCAATTGATTCGGTTGAAATCACCAAATTCAATTGCATTTATTTGTTTGACGAAATTGATGTAGGTATGAAAAATATGAATAGAAACGATGAGGACAATGATGACAAACACAACAACAATAGTCATGGCATTATTTTGACAACCAACGAAAACGAAAAACAATCTTTTGTTGTCATTCAAAATCCACAAGAAAAAACAGAGAAAGAAAAAGAACCCACTTTGGATTTGGGTTTCGTTTTGTCCAAATTCGACGGAATCGGCAATTATTCGGGAATGATTTTGATTGCAACCACCAATCACAAAGACAAATTAGACCCCGCATTATACCGTGAGTTGAGATTGACCCCCATTCACTTTACCTATTTGAGAAAAATAGATGCTATACAAATCATCAAGAATTTCTTCCCCAACCATCAACACTTGATTGACAACATCGACCTTACCGTTGACATTAACGGGAGAACATACATTACACCTTCTAAACTGTTGTTTTTGTGCGAAAAACATGAGAACCTTTCCACGGAAGCATTTATAAACACTTTGCACACATTACTATAGTGTCCGTTGTTGAATCGCCGCCACCACAAAAAGACATCTTTTTTATTGCAAATTTGTGGATTTTTTCGCAGTTCACTATAGTGTTCATCGCTTTGGCGCTAAAAAATTGAAACTTTTTTCCTTGCACAGCAACAGCAACCAAAACAAAGAAATGAACGACTGCAACCGCAACCAAACCATCCGTGAATTAAGTGAGCATTATGGGTTTTCATTGGAAGATGCCATGTCCAAGTTTGGAAACATCTGTAAACATGAATCGTTTGAGGAACGTCTTGCCTTTTTCGAAAACAACATTTTCAACAAATTGCAACCCGACTCACCTCTAAACACCATAGAACTCGTTTGTATCACTGAACTGTTCAAATACATTGCTAAAGACAAACTGAAGGTGGATTACAGTTTGCGATGCGAAACTGAGTCATTGGAAGATTTTTATTTTTATAACATGAATGACAATGTTGAAAATTTGTTGAAAGAGATGATTCCAACCTTTCAAGAATTGTATGATGTTTTCAGAAGCAATCGAGATAATCTCCTCTTTGTTTGTAAATTCATTGAAAATATTGCGATTGAAGTTGCTACTTCAACTAACCCTCATTGAGAGAATATCATGCTGTTTGCCTGTTTCATGTGTGCTGTAAAACTATAAGAAAACTCAACCTTTTTTTATTGCAACCAACATAAAAACAACATAAACAAATACATCATACAACACCTATAATGTATTGGATTAATTTTTACGTATGGCATTTGGCGTTCAATCATCGTTTGCGAACAGAAATTCATGTTCCGTATTTGAAGTTTGAACATGCTCAGGTATTCAAAACCGTTGTTATGAATCGAGCAGTGGATGTAGCGACGTTAATTATACCTGATAGTTTGACTATCTTTGTGTTTTACCCTATTGTGTTTGGTTTTACCTCCGTCTTTCAAATTATTTTTAAAGGAGGTTATATGGTGGCAACATCCATGTATTATTTGGGGTCGGATTTGGACGATTATTTTGCGAGCAGAAATTTCACACAAGAAAAACCCAAACCCGTTGTTCAGATTTAAAAACTTCTTTACAACATTATCCTAATTTAACCCCCGCCAATATAAATTCTTATATGAATGATATTTGCATATTGAATTTTCAAGATATGAATATTGTAAAAGATTTAATTCGGTTTTTTGATAATGACTCGGTTGATGTTCAAAAAAATGAAATTATTAATATTAAAATGCAATTAAAAGAAATGGAGAATAAAATTGAGAAAAATTTTGAAGAAGTAAAACAAATACAAAATGCACAAAGTGAAAAAATGTTAATGACGGATGAAGATTTAACGGATATTAAAAAAAACACAAATAATATTGAAGATAAAGTCGATGATTTAAAACAAAAAATGCTTTTGATACATTTTTCTCTCAAATAAACAAAAAATCAATATAAAAGGGTATTTTAATGAAAACTATAATAAAAAATGTCTTTTTCATTAAACACAGCCATCAACCAAACACAGAACGATGTTCTCCTGATTTCTCTCATGGAATTTTACAAAGAAACGGAACGGTTGCAACAGATGATGTCCATCATCAACGGGGAATCACGTATTTCTCTTCGCATTATAGATTGGTTCATCACCAATTACTCCAAACTGTATTACACCATTTACGAATTGCCATCCAACACGGGCAACGGCGAAATGATGCGGTTCAAAGTGCATGACCAATACAAATTGAAACTGAAGAGTTTCAGCAAAAAACGGTTCGACATTTTCTGCCGCCATCAGCGAACCCCTATTTTGTTTGACAAAGAAAAGTCGCTCTTTTTGGAATCCACTATAGCCCAATTGAACTGTTTCAAATGGGTCATTGAAAACAAGGTTCTCGAATACATCGACGCACACTATGATGCCATTTTACAAGACATGAATTCACGCAACAGCACCAGTTTTAGTTGCAAACGCAATGTGGATATTGCTGACCCCGACAACAAAACCCGCAAGAAGAGGCAGGAATTGAGTATTTCGGCGGTGAAATCGTTGAAGAAAGAACATGTTAATATTGTCATCAAGTTCAATTGAACTCAATAAAAAAACATGTAATTTTGACGGTCTAATTGTTGTGCATCATATCCATCAGTTTTTCAAAAGGGCTTTCGAGTTGAAACTCATTTTTCGCTGAACAAAGTAAAACGTTGTTTTCGGTTTGAATCAATTGGTCATAATTTTCGACGGTTCTTGCAAGGTCGCATTTATTGAACAGAATAAGTGTGGGAATATTTCCACAATACTGATTGATTCTATTTTGAAACGTTTTTAATGTTTTTACGCCGTTTTTGTTGTCCGACAACATGATGATGGCACAGTCTGCACCCGTGTAATCTGCGGTGAAATCTTTCAGCACGGATTGCCCGCCAATGTCCCAGATATTAAACACAAATGGCTCGTCATTGCGAATGAACTCGATGGGATACACTCTGGTGTTTGTCGGGGTTGGTAAGTATCGTTTTTCAAAGCGTTCTCTCAAAAGTCGTTGAATGAAGACCGTTTTTCCTTCTCCTCCATTCCCGACCAAGATGAGTTTGTGTTGTCGTCGTTGTGTCATTCTTTTGTGTGTGATTTCAAAGGGGGAGTAAAAAGGAAATCAATTTTTTTATAACAACGCAGCATATTGTTGTTGTAAAAAATACATAATATTGTATTACGGTTTAAATAAATTTATTAATTAAATCAACACCTTCATTTTCGTGTGCTTTAATAAAATTCAACATTTGGTTAATGTTTTCACCCGATACACTATAGTTTGTATTTTCGCTATTTTCAGGAAATATATTCCATTTTTTATCCTTACTTAATGCTAAAACATATCCCAAACACAAACATTTATTTTTGTTGTCAATTGCGTATGTGTTGTAATCCTTAAAAATATAATATTCATTAAATTTTTTGTCAAGTTCGGTATTTTTAATGCAAACTCTATATTCCAATATATCATTAAACATAAAATATTTTTTATTAAGATTAAATATATTTTCATTTATTGTTTTTATGCATTGAGAGAGGTAGTTTTTGTATAATTCAATGTTTTTTAAAATTTTACAAAGAGTAAAATAAATAACTGTTCAAATTCAACTTTAATGTTCATTTTAAGGTTTAATTTTAAATTAATATAATCAATCAACCTATTTTTACTGCCATCAGTTATTTCGTGTAATTCAAACAAAAATATGGGTTTTTTATAAACATTTTTTCCAGTTATTTTATTTTCACAATTTTTATAGTGGCTATTGCTTCGTGATTTTGTAAAGTTTAAATTATTAATGATTTCAGTTTTTATTTTGGTTTCAATTTTAATCATTCTATCAATTTCATTGTTGATTCTAATTGTTCTCTTTGATAAATAATTTTGTTTTTTATATTTTTTACAGCAATTACGCCTATAGTTTTTATAATTACAATCTTCTTTAATTTTTATTATTCCGCAGGTTAATTCAAAATCACTTATGATTAAACGGTATTGTTTGTTTTTTGTTTCAAACACAAATTCATTTAAAACATCGTTATTTCTATAAAAAAATTGATCACCAATAAATATAGGGTCTCCCAGTGTCAATAATATTTGTGTTGGTTGATTCAATAAATTATAACAATTTTCTTTTGTTATATTTTTAAACAAAAATCCAAGAGACATATTTATTTCTCTGGTAAATGTTTGAGTTTGAACACTCATAAATAATAACACATGTATTTTTTAATTGAGTTTATTATTATTACAACAACGCAGCATATTTTTCCGCCACGCCATCCAATTCAAACTCAATCGCAGGCGGAACTGCCCATTCACTATAGGCAATCGCTTTCGTAGTGGGGCGTTCTAAAGCCAACAGTTGTTTCAAAGCACGGAGTCTTCTCTCAAGTGGCCGCATTCGGGGTGGCAATTTGCGGGACAATTGTTTCCACCGCCATTCGAATTGAAGACACGCCGTCCAATCGGGGAAATTCTTGACATGACATACCCGTTTCCACGTTTCGCCACGCAACACCTGAATGCTGGTCGCCGTCGCCCCGCCCACCAATTCACGGTTGTGTTGTCTCAGGCGATGGTCTAAATTCACAGTCGCACCAATATACGTGTTTTGATTGCTGCATTGCAAGAAATAGACAAAACCTTCCGAAGACATGAATACAACACTATAGTGTATTTATGTATATTTATGTATATTTTTACATGGTGTATTTCACCTTTCCTTTAATGATGTCGGAATACGATTCGCCCTGTTTTCCCAATTTCGGGTTAAAAACAAACCATTTGCTGACGGGTTGCAATTTGCACCAAAATTGGTCAATCGCATATTCACCCTTATAGGGTGCGTCTTTTGTGCCTTGGTCATAACTTTGTTTCAACAAATTCGCCCCCTCCCTGAAATTCTCCAACAAAAGAGGTGCAAATGTTTTCGAAACAATGTATCCAGAGGTTGTGGTTGCCATCTTGACTTTTTTCAAAAAAGGATAGGCAGTCGCTTCTTCGTCCACAATATTGCCCGACAACATACAAACATCATAGGGTATGGGTTGCAACTGTTGAAACACCGACGCAATGGTTTCGCTGGGTTGGTCAAATTGGAAATCGTCCTCAAACACAATACAGGTCTTGTGGGAACTGGCGACAAATTCTTCCAAGACTTGAATATGACTATAAGAACAACCTAAATGACCCCGATTTTCCATATAGTGTCCCGCAATTCGTTTGATTTTGTCTTTGGCGATGTTGGTTTTTTCCATTTCTTGTAAAAAGGCCTCTTTTCGGTCGGTTCTGTGTTCCAAATTGATATAATAGACAACATCGACAATGGAATCAATATCAGCAACAGTGCCTTCAAAACCTTCTCTCAAAACATGCGTATTCCATGTATTTTGCCATAAAAAAGAAAGGACAATCAACAACACAACTGCAAAAAAATACAAAACACCATAGATGGTTTTGATTCGGGGGAATTTCATACAATAAGGGTTGAAACAATTGAACCATAAAAAAATAATATAAACACAACAACGGCATTTGAACCAATGAAGAAAATGGCGAAACAATTTCGGGATTGGTTGGTGGTTTCAAAAAAGGAAGTCTATGAAACGGTGCATAATGAAATAACTTGTTCCAAAACACTGGACATCAAAGTGGAGGTTATTGACAAGGCAACCATTAAACGAACTTATTTGGTTGAAATGTAGGGGGCATAATAACAACAATTCACTATAGTGTTATTATGTGGGTTTGGATTTGGGTTTGATGACGATTTTTATTTTTTTCTTTTTTATTAAAGAGTCTTCTGTTAAAGTCGAAGTCAAATCTTTTTCTACAGTGGAGACGGATGAATGTATCGTGTCATGGCATGAACTGCACAAGGCGGACAGATTGGCGACGTGATTCATGTGCAATCCATTGGAGAAAAACCCATTGGCATCGGCGAGTTTCTGGGGCACAATATGGTGTGTTTCGGCACTGGGTCTTATGCCACATTGCTCACACATGCCTCTAATTTTTTTGGCATTGTATATGGATGTTTTTTGAGAGAGAATGCCCTTGTCCTTCACCAAATATTTTTGCCGTATTTTGTAGGCCTGTTCAATGAACGGCTGGGGCAAATGAAGTGATTTGCAGACCAACAGACCATAAAAACTTTCTCCCGAACCGTCCTTCAACGTTCTGTCATAGACGAGTGTATCCTTCTCGTAATCAAACGAGACCAACAAATGTTTCAAATGAAGTTGCTTGGACATCGCCTTGATTTCGTCGTAATCCACAATTTCGTGCAAATGCGAAGTAATCATGAACGAACACTTCAATGCAACGAAATTCATCAATGCTGCAGTAGTAATACTGATTGCCGAATCCATTTCACTGCCCTTGGAGATTTCGTCGGCCAACACCAGACTGTGTTGATCCGCCATTCGCAAAATGACCCTTAATTCGGTCATTTCCACCGCAAAACTGCTGTGTCCTTTGAACAAATTGTCGTTTCCCACAATACGGGAATAAATGGAACGATAGGGTGTGTATTCGAATGTGGTTGCGGGAACGAAATTGCCCGATTGTGCCAAGATGATGGCGATGCCCAAACTGCGCAGGAGTGAGGTTTTCCCCGAACTGTTGATGCCGAACAGCAGAATGCCTTGGGGGTCATCCGCCAATTCAATGTCATTCGGTGTATATGTTTCATTGGTCAATAAATGTTCAATTAAAATATGCCGCAGCCCTGTCGTCTTCACTTGACTACAGTCTCGGTCTCGGTCGGTGTGAAGCACAGGACAACTATAGTGATTTTCCATGGCATTGTAGGCACGGCACACCAACACGTCCAATTTTCCGACATAATGAATGACAGTTTCCAAAAAGGACACCCATTCTGTTTCCAATTTCAAAAGAAACAGTTTGTATTCTTTCTCAACCACTCGGTGAATTGCATCTTTTAAAACAAATTCCTTTTTCAAAAGCGTGGTCAATTGAGGGCAATCGATTTCATTGCTGTCGCCACTGGCATGAGAGAAACCGATGTTCTTGGTTTCGACCGTTTCGTCGCCTATTGTTAAAGTCTTGGTTGTTTTGAATATCTCTTTCAGCGTCGTGGTGCGGGATTTGGTAATCTGGAATGAGAGAATGGATTTTTCCGTCTTGTGTAATTTGATGTATTGTGTGTTGTCTATTGCCTTTTTCTTGTTGGCATCTCTCAAACACTGTGTCAAAGTCTCCCTCCACTGTTTGATGCGTTGTTGATTGGAAGAAAATTCCTTCATTAAATTGTCCAGTTCGAGAGAAACGTTGGGATTCACTATACAATCGGTTTCGAAATCCTCCTCATCACCTGCTCCACAGGGGGACGAGACATTGCATTTTTCAATGTTCAAATGACTCGTCATGAAATCCATCATATTTTGCAAAGAGGTCGAAAGTTCTTTTTCTCTCGAATACAAATAGTTTTGTATCGTGGGCGTTTCCATCAGACAGACATTCAATTGTTGGACAGTTTCGAGAGAAACATACAATTTGTATAGTGCGAGGGGCAGCACTCTTTTCACGGCGATTTGTCGCAAGGTCTTTTCCATGTCGCAAATATTTTTGATTTGATTTCGCAAAAAAGGAATCATCACACTGTTTTGCGGCAGCAGACATTCATTCACCATATCGTATTCTTGTTGCAACCATTTCTCACAATAGACAGGATTCAACAATTGCTGTTTGAATCGTCTCTTGCCGATGGAACTGGTGCATTTGTTCAAAAACGACAACACGCTGGACAAATGACCCTCTCCGTTCCCGTCATTCAAAATATTCAACTGTTTCAACGTGTGATTTGCCAGAATGACTTGGTTCAAACTGTTGTTGAAAACGGGGAGGTCAATGTTTTTCACCAGATTGCGGTTGTGTTCATACATGAAATCCAGCAAATAACAAAATGCCATGGTCGCTATAGTGTAATTGTTGAATTCAGCGCAGTTTTGATATGTATCCTTACCGAATTGTTTGTTTAAAATTTCTTCCACATAGGTCTGTTTGCAGACGTTTTTGATTTTGTCCGTGGTCGTATCCACTCGGTGAAACAGGACGCCGACACCAAATAGGGGTTCCACATTATGGACGTCTTGTGCCCCCTGTTCAATATAGAGAACTTCACTCGGTTTATACATCGAGATATATCTCTCTAATGAATCATAATTGTTCTCCTCTTTTTTGCCCATGTATTGTTGTTGGGATTCGTGTTCGTAAATGTTGGATTTCCCCGTATTCATATCTATAATGACAATTCCACAAATGAAACGATTGCTGGCCGATTTGCACCAGACACACATGATGTTGTTTGACACTTTGACCAACGAACTCGTTTCGTTGTTTGAGAGAAACGTTCCGGGCGAGAACACCTCCGAGAACACTCGTATTTTTTTCGATATTTCGCAATTGGGATTGTCTTCTTGCACATAGACTACGGCTGTGAATCCGTTTTCACATATTCTCTCTACATAAAAATCGAGTTGGTAATCCCGAAACCCCGCCATCAAAATGGCCTGTTGTTTGGCTGCATCGTAAAACGCATTGGACTTTTGCGAGACTTTCAAGTTGGCCATTTGAGAGAACGATTCTATGGTGTTGGTTTCTTCCGTTATTGCATTTGCAATTAAATTTTTCACAGCATAGACCTCAAAAAAACTGCCCACTTGAAAAAGGACAATGGTTTTGTTCCCGTATTTTTGTTTCCATTGTTTGTTTAGAGTAAAATATTCATTGTATATGGTTGTATTTTCCATGGCAAGGACACTATAGTGTCTCTCGTGTTGTGTTTATATTTTTTTGTCTGGGTATTCAATAGAGATGAAGCCGAAAATGACTAAAAAACGTGCGACAAAAAAAGGAAAAGGAAAAACCAGTAAAGCGAGGAAGAGTGTAATCAAACGAACACGAAAAACAAACCGCAAAAAAATAAGTAAAACAAAAAAAAGAAAAATAGGGGGGGGTAATCTGTTTGGGTTTTTTCAAAGAGAAACCCCACCATCAATACCAGAAACTCCATCAATACCAGAAACTCCATCAATATCAGAAACTCCATCAATACCAGAAACTCCATCAATACCAGAAACTCCATCAA